TCATTGCACTGAGCGTGCCATACGTAACTGTATGTTATGACTAGCCCTTGCAAGCCCAAGGGGTGTAGAACTTATAGGCAACAAACGACCCAAAACGAGAAAAGTCGTGATTTCCGGCCAAGATCCGATAACTTAGCTGTGTGACGAACTTATGTACGTTTTTCACGTGTTAAACAGGCCAAAACGATACAAAAATAGGGGTTTTGCGGTGGAAAAGAAGCTTAAAAAGTTCGAATTGACAGAAGAACAGCAGACAGTGGCGCTGGAACTAGCTATCAATGGCGAAACTATCACCGCCATATGCGATCAGATGCTAATAGGGCATAGTATGTTCTATAGATACCGCAAAGATACTCCTGCATTCTCCTTAAATTTCGAACAGGCGCGTCAAGAAGGGCTCGAAAAGCTGGCTGATGAGCTGATTACAATGGCTGACGACGTTCCTGATGTACAACGTGCAAGGCTCAAGTCCGATAACTATAAATGGCTATTATCAAAACGCAAGCCCATGATTTATGGCGATCGCGTGGACATACACGTAACTCAGACTATTGATATAAACGCCGCACTAGACGAAGCCAGGTCTCGAGTCAATACTAAATTGATTGACGTGACTGATAGCGTTGAAGATGACCCCACCGATTAATTCACTCGACTAATATATAGAGCAGCTTTGAGTCTAAAAAGCATAGGGGGGTACTAGGTGGGGGTACACCGGGATTTTCTGCCAAACCTATCTATAACGGTACCTACGCGCGCCGCCTGTGCGAGTTTGAAAAATAATTTTTTTAAATTTTCGGAATTTTTTGCAAATAGCGCAACAGTATATTAGGTTGAGGCCTGTTGCAGTTCGGGACATTGCGGAGTGTTCAGGCGGGCCAAGCCCTCGGGTAGGGGGCTTGGCAATTTTAAAGGAGAGGCCATGGCCAAGAAATCAAAAGAAAAGAAGCAAGGATGCCCTAAATGCGAAAGCACAGAGTTTTCGACAGACGATAAGTCCGAAAAGAGATTCTGCACCAAATGTAGACACGTCTGGGTTCCAGGCCTCATTGACGTGGCCACTAGACCCGACCTTGTGATGGCTCAGGTTCAGACGGAGAACTTCGCACTTAAACTAGAAATTGATAAGCTAAGGAAAAGATTGAAAGAAGTTGAGGCCCTTTTGCCTGAACCGGCTGCCAAAGATAAAACTGAGCTAGACCCTATATTCGATCTGTAATGGAAGTCGAAATCCAAAACGAAAACTTTAGACCCGGAACCCATACGGAGATAAAGGATGTCATCTTCAAGTTTACACTGCCGGGTTGGGAACACGCAGCCCTTGGCGATTCCATAGCTTGGCTTCCGGCTATCATCCACGTAGCGAAAAACTACAATTATGTGCGCGGCCATCTTATTGTGCCCGAGTGGTTCATGGTCATAGCGATGAATGTTTTAAAAGAATACCCGCACTGGAAAGTTTATTCTAAAATACCAGACAGCCTCATGGACGGGGTCCACGTCTTTGAAATGAAAAAGGAGTTACCCAATGCTACAGTTATGCCTTTGGTCGATCTTGGCTTTATTCGTTTTGGGGGTTTTTACCCGGTACCTAAAGGAGCGGAAGTATACCCGCTACTGGACCTTGAAAGAACTAAGCTTCACAAGTCTGTCCCAGAACTCTACGCGGTTCTCACACCGGGAAGCTCAGCAGTTACGAGAAAAATGCCAGCCACAACGTATAATGGGATCTCTGAATATTTACTCAGCAAAGGAATCACCCCCGTCCATTTAGGCACCGAGAGTATGAACGGCGGCAAGCGCGCCATTGATATAGATAGTGATTATGATAGAACTTTAGGAATTGATCTAGTCGGCGAGACTAGCATTATGGAAGCGGCAAAGATTATGGAAGACGCGGCCATGGTTATAGGAATTGATAACGGGCTCCTGCATCTTGCAGCCATGACTGACACGACTATACTTTATGGCTTCACAATGGTGGGGCCGAACCACAGAAGGATCACGAGAAAGTACGGGCAGACTTTTGAGCTTTACGGCGACAAGGAAAAACTCCCCTGCCTTTTCTGCCAGGAGAATGTAAGGTTTTTCTTTGGCCATAACTTCGAGGAATGTATATATAAATTGAATGTTCCAGACTGTGTGAAGATGTTGAACTTAGAGAGTTGGACGAAGACGATTGATTTAGCAATGGGAGAGGGCAATGGTTAAATTAGATTCATCGGCAAAAGTAACAGTGATCTATGCAGTGGTTCCAACAGCGGAGCTTTCGAAGGTTAAGTTCCCGAAGCAATCTTATGCAAGTGGAATCGATGGGTACACCTTCGGCGAGCTCCTTGACCGCGGAGTAACGATGCGACTTGGCCAAAGGATCATGGTGGAACTTCATAAGCTAACAAAGAGTTTATTCCCTGATCTTGAACCGCCCGCACCTTCTTTGATTATGAGTCCAGAGGACGCCCGGCAGTGAGTAACCAAAGTCCCTACTCCCCAAAGGATGACCAAAAGTTAATGACAGAACTTTGGGACCCGGCCATTGCCGAGAGTCCTTTGAGTTTCATTAAGTTTATATATCCCTGGGGCAAAGAGGGGACGCCACTACAGAATTTTAAAGAGCCGCGGAAGTGGCAAGTGGATGAGCTTTTAAGAATCGAAGAACATATTAAAAAGAACAAGGCCGCAATGGCCGCGGGCGGGGAACCTGAGATTTACATGAGCGCGACAAGCTCAGGTAGGGGAACGGGAAAGTCTGCGCTTACCGCGTGGTTAAATCATTGGATGATGACTTGCAATCTTGGCTCGACATCTATCACTACCGCCAACACAGAGCCCCAGTTAAAATCTAGAACGTGGGCCGAGCTTGGCAAGTGGCACACGTTATCTATGAACGCCCACTGGTTTGAAAAGACGACCATGGCACTCAGACCCTACGCGTGGTTTGACGAAGCGTTAAAGAAACAGCTTAAGATTGATACCGGATATTATTACGCTCAGGCCCAGCTTTGGTCGGAAGAGAATCCGGATGCCTTTGCGGGCGTACATAATCACAATGGTATTATGTTGATTTTTGATGAGGCCTCGGGAATTCCGAAACCTATCTGGACAGTATCAGAGGGTTTCTTTACTGAGCCCGTGCTCCACAGGTATTGGTTTTGTTTCTCCAATCCCCGCCGTAACACTGGGGAATTTTACGAGTGCTTCCATAAATCTAGAAACTATTGGTACAGAAGAAACTTAGATTCGAGAACCGTTGAGGGCACGGATAAGAAAGTCCTGAATTCCATTATAGAAAAGCATGGGAACGATTCAGACGAAGCCCGCATCGAAGTGAAGGGAGAGTTCCCAAAACAAGGGGACAGACAATTCATATCGAGAGAAGTGGTGGAGCTTGCAGCCGAGCGGGATACTTTGAAAGATGACTATGCAGGTTTGGTCATGGGAATCGACATCGCCAGATACGGGGATGACACGACGGTATTCTGGTTTCGCCGCGGAAGGGATGCCAGATCCATCAAGCCGATAAAGTTAAAGGGTAAAGATAATATGCAGGTGGCTAATGAAGCGGCCTTCTATATTGATGAATATGGCCCCGATGCAGTCTGTATTGATGCAGGGAATGGGACGGGAGTGATCGACCGCCTTAGAGAAATGGAATACAAAGTCCATGAGATATGGTTCGGCTCTAAAGCAGAGAGTGAAGAATGGGCGGACCTGAGAACAGAAATGTGGGCGCGGGTGAGGGAGTGGCTGCCAGGCGGCTGCATCCCAAATGACACAGACCTTAAGGATGACTTACTTGGTCCAGAGTATGAGTTCAATAAATTAGAAAAAATTAAGCTAGAATCCAAAGACAAGATGAGAAAGAGGGGCGTAGCGAGCCCCGATAATGCCGACGCCTTGGCCTGTACGTTTGCGGTGAGAGTGGCCCGGCAGGATTTAAAGACGAGAAGAAACCCAGGCTTAGGTAAAAACAATACGAGGGTCGCCCGTGATACAGACTATAACATTTTTGGGTGATTACAGATTCCAGGTCGAGTCTCTTCCGGAAGTCATCGAAGAGTTAAAACCCATGTTTGCAGAGAACCACAGCGAGACCGGCATATACGATATGCCCTTTAACCCAGACTATGATCGGTTTTTAGACCTCGCAAAAGCCAACGGCCTTGAGTTTATGACTATTAGGCTCGAAGAGAAAGTTGTAGGATATGCGTTATTTTTCATTGATTACCAGATTTACCAGAAAGACGTACTGACTGCAGTCCAGTCTTTGACCTATATTGACCCAGGGCATCGCGGTATAGGGTACAAATTTATCAAGTTCTGTGATGACATATTAGAAGCGTTTGGTATTGATAGTGTCTGGCGACAAGCTTCGGAGAAAAAAGACATCAGTCCGATATATAAAAGGCTTGGTTACAGACTTGTCGAGAAAACTTACCTTAAGGAGTTTTAGGAAATGGGCGGCGGAAATCCTTTAAAGCAAATCGTGAATACCGTGACAGACGTGGTGACCAAACCATTCAGAGAAGTGGCCAGAGC